ACAAATTTTTGTTTTTTATCAAATTCGCCTATATTTTTCTTTTGTTTTTTGTTTGTTGATTTATAAACAAGTTGATACTTATTGTCTGTCCATTTAGTAAATTCACTAATTGTATAGTATCCGTCAAAAAGATTTTCTATAAGGTCGTCAGCATTTTTAATAAAAATAGTTTGACCAGCGGCAAAACCTGGGTCAGAAGATAATTGTAAATAAACGGTTTTTGTTTTAGCGTTAAAGGCTTTTCCAGTTATTGTTGTGGTCAAAGTTGATGAGTTGTTTACAGCAGGTAAATCATCAATTTTTACCGTTGGGTAATTGTCTTCTGGTCTAACACTGGAGCCATCGTAAGCAATAACCGTAGCATTGGCAGGTTGGGTATTGGTATTTGTTTTTCCAATGTCTAAATCAGAATTGTTTTTTAATTTCCAAAGACTTTCGTTGTCTACATTTGTTTGGTTGCTAACAACAAAAGTATTAGAGGTGGGAACGGAAGAGATAGTGACTATATATTGAGAATAAGCGTTTGTATTTCCCGTCAATTGAGTAAATTGACCACCAATATTAGACACAACAACTTTTTGTCCCTGAGAATAGCCGTGATTAGTGCCAGTTGTGTAAGTTGTATTGCCTCTACCAGTTTTGCTTTGTTGAGTTTTAGTACCGCCAGTTTCTGCTACATAAACAGCGTTAGTTATGCTTTTTGAAGTACCATACTTTCTTTCAGCGTAATTTACTGGTCTTAGCGGATGAACCTCTCTAGTGCCGTTAGCACCAGTTATTTTGTAAGAGAAAAAATATGAGGTTTCATCATTAGAACTGTATTCGGTATATTTATCTAAACTCCAAGCATTTCCCGAAGCCGAATCGTAAGGAGACCCTAAACCGCTTACCTTTATTTTTGTATGTTTTTCAATATAAGCATATTTACCAAAATTTGGTTTTTTGTTTAGTTTTACTGTTACAACATAACTATTGACTAGCCACTCTAATTTAACATCAGTTATTTTAAGTGTTTCAAATGATGGTTTATAAGTAAAAGAAACGGGGTCTGGAACAGAAGAAACTTTCCAAGTTCCGTCATAATTTTCTCTAGCAAGTCCGCTAACTTCTATGTTATTTCCAGCGGATAAGTCATGCTTTCCAAAAGTTATTACAGAAGAGTTTAGCGGTAAAGTTTCGGTATCAGTTAATCTATCTGATGTAAAAATAGAATAGTTTGGGCTGTTATCCGAGCCACTGACGGATTTTAAAACAACTGCGGTGTTTGATGTTACGCTAACAACTTCAGCACTTGTTACTTTTAAATTATTATTACTGCCACCACCAACCGTTACAAACTGACCAACTTTTATATTGTGGTTATCGGTTGTTGTGTAAGTTATTTGACTTCCATTAGCACTTACGCTACTTAACGAATAACTATCAATATTTTGTTCAGCGTCTGCTAAGTTATAATAAATATAATCTTTGTTAGCACTTATTTCTCTTATAAAAAATGTGCCATTTATAGATGTATCTGAGCCAGTAATTGTTATTTCTTTGCCCTTATCTTCCTCAATATCAAATTGAGAGTACGCTTCAAAAAGGCCTATTTTTGCTACAATTTTTGGACTTCCGCTGTTATAATCTAAATAAATTTTTTTGCTAAATACTGGTTTTTGAAAACCTGTATATATTGTTGCAACATCGTTTTCAGCATCAAATTTAGCGCTTTTTATTTGAGTTTTTTCTAAGTTGTTTAAGAAAGGATTGTAATTTTTTACTGAAACGAAGTCTTCATAAACTTTTCCTAAGAAATACCTGACTTGCTCATATGTGTCAGTGTGAGTGTACATAGTTGCGGGATACTTACCGTTCCAAGCAATTTTTGCTGTTTCTTGTTTAGTACTGGAATTTGTATATTTTGCTTCACAAGAAGAATTGACAACAAAAGTTTTGCTGTCAATAACTTTTATAACGGGAGCATATTCTCCAGTTTCAGTATTTACACATAAGGCTGCTTTACTTTTTGTGTATGGATAATCGTGTGTTTCTACGCTAATAATTGAAAAAGTAGCATCTACAGTTGGAGATTTGTATGTATTCAAAAAAGTTTTAGTTTTTGTAATATCTGTAACTGCTCTACTAAATATAATAGAAGGCACTCCAACAAAATCTGTGTCTAAACTTGCATAATAATAGTCGGCCATAGTTTTTACAGTTTTTGGCGTACTTATGCCCAACACCTTGTGGAAGTCTTCTTCGGCAATGTCAAATGTAATACCAGAATCAGCGTTAGCCCAAGGCATATTTTCTAATGTAAAAATATTGTTTGCATAATCAACATCTTTTACAATTGAATAACTTATGCTTTCAGTTGCCCCAGAAACATAATAAAAAGGCATTCCAGGTTTTATTTTAGAAACATTATTTAATGGCTCATTAGTGTCAATTAATTTAATTCTATTTTCACTAATAAGAAGTTGAGTTGAACCATTGCCTATTGGATACCTAGTTTTTTTACCACCTAATTCACCATAAACTTTATCTGACTTAGGTGGAGTGCTGCTGTCTGTTTGAAATCCAGTAATTCCGTTTGTTTTTATTAAAGTGCCCGCTTTTACTTTTCCAACCCAACTGTAATCTTTAGGTTGGATAGAATAAAGAAGTCTTTTCCTAGTTTCATCTAATGTAACTATGTAAGAATTTTTTTGATTTTCAAATTTTAATGAAACAAGTCCGCTTTTTTCGGCACTGGTGTTGTTTGGATTTGCTCCTAAAAAAGCGCTAAAAGTTATTGTATTATTTATATCATCAACTTTAGTGACACGGCAATCAAAACCCACGGTTGGCACAGAACCAGTGTCGCTACCAGGAATTTTTTTGTCCGCCAACTGAGTTATTCTTGCTCCCACGGAAATTCCAGTTGTGTCAATATTAGTAATAATATTTTGACCTTCAACAACAGTAGGTTTTTTTGAGCCAGTGCTTGCATATCTGTAAATAACAGATGTAGATGAAATAGCGGCTATTGGGTATTCTTTTTCTTGACTTTTATAAGTTTTATATTGGGCAATAGGCACATCTTTGTCAAGATTAGTGATGGCAACTTCGTTTCCAACGCTCAGCATATGTGGCTCGTCTGTTGTTATGACTACTTCTTTACTACCCTCAGTAACTTCTCTTTTTACAACATCAAATATTCCGTCTTTTGCAGTCTTGAATGTGTGGTCAACACCAGAAACATTCCATTGAAGAGCCTCTTTATCAACAGTTATTTTTGTTGCGTTGTAAAAATCTTTATTTACTCTAAAATGACCGCTAAGGTTGTATCCGCGTTTATCTAGGAAAGAAAGTTCTACGGCAACTCCCTCTTCAATCGTTATAGTGTCCCCAGTGTCAGTATCTAATTCAACAATTAGTTGCGTATCTTTTTTGGGGTCTACATAAACCAATGTATTAGAGTGAGTAAGATTCCAAGTTTTCCAAATCTTTCTGTGCTGGAAATAACTTGTAAATTCATTAGCATTGATAGTGACTGTTTTTGCTACAACATCGTAACTTCTAGTCCAAATTATTCCACCCCAAACGCATAGTCCGTTTCTAAGAACATAAATAGCGTTTTTTCCAGGCAAAGTTGAGTTGTACACATCTAATCCATCTGTTTCAACAGAAAGACTTAAAGTTCCAGAAAAAGAACCAGCGTCTTTTAGCCCTTTTTCGTAAGATACGCCAGTTAATGGAACCTCAGCGATTACTTGATTAGTAACAATATTTGTTATGAAATATCTATACTCTACTGATGTGTCAGTCATAATTACCTAACTTTGTATCTGTCTTTATAATTATTATACACTAGCCAATCCAACCTGACCGATAGTAAATATTTACAGAAGCCTTAGTAACTTCATAAACATGGCCAGTGGAGACCGATGTGTCGCTAACATTTGACCCGCTATTACTTGCTGGAACAAATGTAAATGTTTTTGTAGTGGGAACCGCGACTACAGTAACCGTAGCATTAGCAAAAACATTTGCGTCATTAGACTGTAGTCCAACAATTTTTACAGATGTGTTTGCGGTATAGCCGTGCTCTGTTTCTGTTGTAATAGTTGCTGTTGTATTTGGGTGGTCATAAGAAACTCGTGCCGCATTTATTTTATTTAAGTCTTCAAAAGAAATTTCGTTGTCACCCGGTTGGAGTTCAATCCAATCTATAACGGTATCTAATTTTGAACGATAGCCACCAATTTCACCATTTAAAGCAATTTCTCTGTTGTAAGTATCAATACTCAAAGTTTCGGCGTAAGACCTAATAATTGGCACAGTATTTCCATCGTAAGCATCGATATAAGATACTCCAACATTAGAATAATAAACTGGCCGAACAACTGTAAATTTGTCTGGAGTGCTGGGATTAATGCTTGTTACATTGTAAGAGCCATTAAAAATGTTTCCATAATAAACGCCCGGACTTGAAGAAATATTAGCAAAAGATATAATATTTGAAAATTCCTTATAAAAACTTATTGCCGTGCTGTTTGCTGACACAACTTTATAAGTGCCATTAAAATTTTCATTTACGCTGTCAATTGTTATGTAATCATTGGCTTGAGCACCTAAGTCAGACGCAATAGTTATAGTAGCAAGAGACAATGTTGCTTCATAACCAGTAACAGCAGAAATAGTTTGAGAGTTGTAAAGATAAACTTCAAATGAGGTAGTAGTTGGAACAGATGTTATTGCGTGAGTTCCGCTATATACTGGCCCAGCATTTGATAAAACAATTTGGTCTTGAGTAGAAAAACCGTGTGCCGCTTGCGTAATTACAGTTGCTTTATTAGTAAGTTCATCATAACTAACGCTGGAACTGTTAGACCAAACCGCAAATTTTGAAGTAGAAGGCGCTGAGCAAGCGGCAGCGGTAGATAAGCCAGAAACAGAAACTCTAAACTTATTTTCATCGGTAGCATAAACATTTGTAATTGGATACTCACCGTTTACTACTGCAGAATAGCCAGCCAAAGCGTTAATTCCAGTCAAATAAATTTTTTGACCAGCAGAAAAATTGTGCTTTAATTTTGTATTTATATCCAGATAATCTGTAGCAGAACACACAACATTAGAGATTTCAAATGTATCAACAACATTAAGTATGTCAACGGAATCACCAACGGAATAGCCATGAGGAACGCTATTAGTTGTAAAAATTAATTCTCCGTTTAAAACTTAAGTGCTATATACAGAATAAGTTTTATATTTGTCAAGTCTATAAATTACATCAAGCAACTGACTAGAAGTTTTGTTGAATAAAGATGTTGGACCAGTGGTTGGACCAATAATTTCAAAAATAACTCCTACTGGGGTATTTCCTTCATTTCTAATAATTTTTGACACATTGTTAATAATTGAAGCGGTGTTGATTGTTTCTAACGCATAGCCATCATCTCTAGCGTCTGCCCACTTAAATTTTATTGGATTGGCAGCGGTAAGACCTATTGAAAAATTAGTCCTACCTCTAGGAGAAACTGTTTGAATTTGAGGTGTGCCACTAAGTCTAACTTTTAGTGCTTTTGGTGTATCTTCATTTAGAATCAACCAAGCGTCTTTTTTTACAAGATTTATGGCTTTTATAAGACGCTCTCTGGCTGCCTCAAGTTGAGTATCAGTATCTTGAAGTAAAAAACTTCCCGTAATTGTAAGTTGCCTAGCACCAAATCTTCCAAAAGTTGTAAATGAGCCGTCGCCCCACCCGCGAGGCAAATCTTGCATGCTTACTTCTGGAAGATTCCACCAGCCCTCGACATTATCTACAACCCAAACAACACCATACTCGTCTATACGATTGAACACAAAATTACCAAGGCGTATATCGGCCTTGAGTTTCATACCAGTTAGGTGGTCAATATATTTGTTAGATAAAGATGTATCTACAAGTTTGTTCTTTTGACCTTGGTTATATATTAGTGAAGTAGCAGTCGTGCCAGGTTCAAACTGCAGAGCATCGACTAGAAAATAATAGCCATCACCACTGGTAGAACTACTTCTATAAACAAAACCTTCAAACTGAGTAACGCTAGCAGGTACTATAAATGAAAACTCTAATCTAACCCAACCGTCATATGAACTGATAGTAGTTGGAACCGAGTCCATAGTGCTGTTTGTGCTTCCATAAAAGTAAGCACGAAGTCTAAAATCAGAAGTTGCCTTGCCAGCAGGAACTTTTACATAAGCAGAAAAAGTGTATGAACTTCCAGCATTTACTGAAACCCTATAATCTTGATGAGTTTTTAATCCGCTATTTGGGCTTGAATTAGCAAAAACAACTTTAGCGGAATATCCAGTTCCATAAAGGGGCTCACTACTGTCTAAAGAAATAGTTGGATTAGAGCCAGATAAAGTAAAGCCAGACCAACCATCTGAGTTAGCAATAAAAGAGGGGTTAGTGAATAAGTTTGGAGTAGTAGTAGCCATTAGACAGCACCCTTTCTCATCTGGAAAGCAAGTCTTCGGCTTACTTCAGCAGCAAGAGCATTGACATCCATATCTGGAGT